TTCGTATCTTGCGTTGTAAACCGACATCATATCCTGCTCACCCTTCATATAAACATACCCTTCGATCAAACACGCATACAATAAAGCTGCTGGCGCATTTGTCGAAAGCCATGTAGATTCAGAATCATCTCCTGCGGTAATCGATGCAGGTCGATAAAAATAGTGCAGTTCCACTGTGTATCCAGAATCTGGCGTTGGCGCAACAATAAAGTAATCGTTGCTAAAAATTGCATAATACTCAGGTGCCCCTTCTGTAGATGCATTGGGATACAGCTCTCGAATCCAGTTTACATCCTTGTTTATCAAAAAGGTTTGATTGCTACTGCTTGTATAGGAAAGGGAATATGGTGCCAAAAAATCTGTCGGGATTCCCAAATACTCATTGCCAGAAGTCACCGCCCCACTCTGGTTCTTCCTGAACACAGGCAGTTGAACATTCTCAAGAATACGATCTTCAGCCTGTTTAATCATATCTGGAAGATATGTCGTAAACGAGGTTTCAGTATTCTGAAGGTAGTTCTGTATCAGATTTTTTAACTCAGCATAGGTCATTATTTTTTATAACTTTTAACCATTCTTACGGAATTTCTGAGGTCTAGCTGCACCACTTCCACGGGCAATTGTATATTTCCCATAAGCATCAGTTTCAACTGTTCCGCCTGCTGCAAATCCTCCGGGAGAACGAGAAGCCTGTCGTCCTGCTTGTTTCGCCCTTCGCATTGCCTGTTGTCTTTTTGTTGGTCGCCTGACTTTTTTAGGCTGTCCCAAATTGGGATCAAATGGTTGTTTTGGTCTTACTGCCATAATCTTATCCTCTAGGTTGTTATTGTTTATATTTTTCCACCGCCATACTTGCGCTTTACTTGGGCACTGTAACTTTCTATAGTTCCCCCTCCTGCAAATCCTCCGGGTGAACGAGTTGCTTGTCGTTTTGCTTGTTTTCCTGTTCTTACTGTTTTCGCTTTTGCTCTTTTTGCTTTTGCTTTTGCTTTTGCGTAAGCCCTTTTTCTTTTTGTTCTTGCTAATCCCCATGCTCTTTCTTCCGGTGTTAATGGAATCTCATCAATTCCGCCACCTGCTTGATACCCTCCGGGAGAACGAGAAGCCTTTCGTTTTGCTTGTTTTCCTTTTCTTGCTGTTTTTGCTTTTGCTCTTTGCTTTCGCCTGTATTCTTTCCCAGCTTCTATCTCAGAAAGCGGTCTTGATGAACGTACTGCCATGATATTCTCCTCTAACTTGTTGTTATTTTAAGCATTCCCACATGACCATGCATTGTCAATCCGACAGTCCTTGAGCCAAGTGATGTTACACCACCGCCTATCGGGTCAAACGCATACAGCCTTCTGCTGGCTGCCTGTCCCTTGTCTGGTCTTGGGTTCTCCAGAGCAATCGGATCATCTACTGGAACTCTGCCCAACTGATATTGGGGCTGATCCTGATCCAAACACTCTGGACAAACCAAGAATCCACTTGGAGTCATGTCAACAATCTCTGGCTTTAAGTCATGGAGACCATAACGAAACCCACAGCGATCACAAAAACCAAATGCATATTGCCCTGCCGCAAACTGGGTCATTAAGTATATCCAGTCCAAGGAACGAAACGAAAAGCCGCTTTCACCCTGTCTTCTTCAGAAGCCAATCGCCATTGTTCTTCATATTCCTGTTTTAGGAAAGGCAATCTTTCAGCAGATTCTGGCTTCTTCATGGCAATGTAGTAAGCAAGCCCAGAGACCAAAGCTGGAATAAACCTTTTCGGAACATCCATGTTGTTGCTTCCGGGCTCACCACTATCATAAATCTGGCGAATCCTGAAAAAAACAACAGTATAAGTCTGCGTATCGTCAGGGACGGGCCATAGAGTAAACTGGGGGGTTGTCGTCAATCGCTGAATCCATATCTGGGTAGGCTGACCTGTCGATAATTTATTTGGTATATCTGCATACATAGTTGTTGAAATTCTTGTCAACTGATAATCAGTCTGATTTGAAGAGTCTCCAGCATCAAGCCTCATATGCGCTTCCATAAGATCAATGGTGTCATCTGCCAAAGTATAGGTGGATGTGTCGGCAACACAGGTTTCAGTACCACTTTCAATCGTCCACAGGTTCATCCCACGATTCTGCCATTCCAGCATCATCATGTCGATACTGCGTCTTGCAGTCCTGTAGTCGTAGCCTGTGCGGGCTTCTAATCCCGCACGTTCATAGGCTTCTTCGACAATCTCACCTATATTGAGATTGAAGGTATTGGTGGTTGCAATAGCCATTTATAGGTCTATCCGACTCTTAGTCATCACCGCTAGTGCCTCTTTTTGTCTTACCCTTTAGCTTTGGCTTTCTTTTTACACCTAATGCAGCAGATTTTCCTGAAGAAACATTTTCCCTTCTGGCTCTTGCAATTTGCCTTACAGTCTTTGGTGCTCCCTTAAAGCCAATCTTTTCTAGTTCAGCTATATGTTTTTTCATACCTGCTATTCCTCCGGGATAACCGCCAGACAATGGCAATTGCTTGCCAGCCTGTTTCCTTTTCACAGAGCCTCCACCATATTTACGCTGAACTTGAGCATTATAGCTTTCTATTCCGCCACCAGCATAGCGGGTTTTCTTAGTTTTCTTTGGTTTGCTGGATTTTGAATCAAAATATTCTGGCATGATATTTCCTCCCTTTTTTAATTTTGATTTGGATTTACCCGCTTTGGAATGGGCTATAGCAATAGCCTGTTTCTGCGGATACCCTTCACGCCTGAGCGTTGAGATATTCGCAGAAATAGCCTTCTTGGAAGAGCCTTTCCTTAACGGCATTTACTTCTTCTTGGTTTTTTTCTTTGCCGGTTTCTTGGCGGGAGACAACGCTTTCATTGCTGCGGTTGCCTCCTTTTTAGTCATCAGGCTGGCATCGACAATGACATCTTCGCCATCAACTGTCGTTGCTACCTGAAAGACAGGTTCGCCACTCGGCACTCTTTCGCCATTTTGGACTACTTTGTACTTAGCCATATATTTTCCTAGCTTGGATTGGTGTAATGCTTGAGCACTTTCATGACAATAGTATAACTATCGCCACTGCTGTGACCCACTGTTGTAAATTGAATATCACCAGTTGTACCACTTCCTGCATTATCAGGAATTCCACTAAACTCAGAAAAATCAAGCTCATCAGTCCAATCAGCAGGTAGCTGAATGACAAGAACATCGGTACTGGCATCAAAATATATTTTGACACCCATACCAATATTACTGAACCAGATTTTCTCGATGCTTACCGAGTTGCAAGCCATCTTAGTCATTGGATTAGTGGTTAGTGCAGAAACATCAATCTTGGTGACAGCACTTTCTCCAGTGCCATCACTTACATTGGTGAATCTGAATATAGCTGTTTGACCGCCATCCTGAATGGTTTGTGTTGCTACTGCATCAGCCATAATTTACTCCCTATTAAGCGTCAGCAAATGGTGTTACTAAAGTTCCTGAACCAAGTAGCTGTGCTGCAACATGGTATTTAGCGCTTGCTATTGCAGTAATAACTACAATGCTTCCTGCCAAACCACCTTTAGTAGTGCCATTTTGTGTAATAACATCGTTGGATGAGCCAGAAATAAAGGTTTTGCCTGCTGCGCTGTCATCAATACCAGTGTACGCACCACCGACAAATTTGTCTGTGCCATCTGTTACGATGTCCATATCTGTTGCTGCTGTCACAACAACAAAAGTAAATTGAGCACCCAAATTGTTAAGTTGATTAGGATCAGTGTCTTCTGTTGGAGCTGTAACAACAATACTAGGTAAAGTAAAAACTCCATCTGCATCATTGCAAAGTAACATTTTTCCTGCATGAGAGGCGACTGTAATAGTTGTATTAGCTGTTAAGCTAACTACAGCAGCGTTCCCTGCGGAAATAAAACCAGCAAGTGATCTTACAGGACCTGAAAAGGTTGATTTTGCCATAATTCTTTCTCCCGAAAAAATAAGTCCTACCGTCTTGGCTTGTCTGCTAGGTCAGTCTGTAGGACAAAATTACCCTAGAAGGTTGATGGGGGTTGAGTAAGAAACCCCCCCATCACAGGTTCCATTAAGCTCCTGAAGAACCATACGCTCCCAAAGGGTCAGAAACGCCAAACGAATAGCGTTCCCTTGATTTGTAGCGTACATTTCCAGTGTCGAAGTCACCATCCATACTTGTTTCCATAGAGGTTCTAACAAAATGTTTAAACCCATTTGGAATATCGGTCATTATAAACCACGCATCAGTATCTGTAAGATAATGATTAACGGCAAAGCCGTCAGGAATAGTGCCCATTGATCTTATCGCATTAATGTCGTTGTCTGCGGTAGCAACCCGAAGTTCGGATTTTAGTACCCTTTGAGCAACAAACATTAAGTTAGGCGGTATGATCAACTTGCTTGGCTTGCCTGCAATAAGCAAACCACGCTCATCCGTCCACCCAGCTATCGTAATGACAGCAGCTTCCAATGAAGTTTCATTCATGTCAGCTTGGGTTGAGGGAGTGTTGGCATTGGTTCCACCAGAAACAAGAGGGTGAGAGGTGCTGAACAAGTCAACTCCATCACCTGAATCAAAAGAACCACCGCTAAATCCATTGTTAAATGGATTAACAGCTTTCACTTGTTTCGTGTAAGCCATAGCTCTGGCAAGTGCTTTCGTGTAGCGAGCAGAAAGAGAATCGTAAAGATTATCTTCCATTGCTTCTTCAGTAATCGCAAATCCCATCGCAATGGTTTCGTGGTTGTAACGAGCGGTAAATGATTCTTGGGCGTTATCATAGCTGATAGCCGACCCTTCATCTTTCACTGGAGCAGCATTAAAGCCACTTAATTTGACTTCTTCTTCAAACGATCTGTCAGAAGATTCGGTCTCATAAATGTCTTGATGCTCATTCTCATACTTGGCGTACTCTAATCCGAATAACGCATTCAGTCCCGGCAGGAGTTCTTTTAGTAGCTGTGCTCTTGAAATAGCCATTTGCTAATCTCCTTATAGTCCTGTTGTGTTATCGTAAAGGTG